AAGGTGCGAGTGTAGAAACTGAGGTTCAACCTGAAGTGTCTCCGCTGGAACGTATGCTCAAAGCTAAGTTCGCTCAATCCGCTAAGTAAATAATAAGGAAATAACATGCCCGTAATCGCAAATGATACTCAACGTATCTCTAATACTGTAAAGTTTGAGACTGCACCAGAAAAGGCTTATTGCCGCAATGTGCTAGTTTATAACGGCGCTGCTAAAACATTCAATGTGGGTGATCTAGTCGCTGTGGCTGCTGGTGTACCTGCTGCTGCTGCTAACGTAGTTGGAATCGTTCTCGAAACCACCGTAGCTCCTTTGAATACTAATACCAATGTGCTCGTAATGCATCGTGGTCCAGCTAGCGTTAGCAAGTTCGGTATCACTCTAAATGGCCTAGTTGCTGCAGATGTGTATGCACTCCTAGAGACTAAGGGTATTCAAGTACTCGACGCGGTTTAATCCGTACTAACAATAATATAAGGATTAAATCATGCCAATCGTACGTAGTTATAATAACGCATTTGAAGTAGTCGATTACACCTCCGACTTGACAGTCATTCCAAATTCTTGGACGCTGTTGAATGACGTAGGTCTATTCGGTGAAGAGATGCTCTCCACTCACACTGTTACCTTCGAAGAAGTTAACCAAACTATCGGTCTAATTACCGATATCCCTCGCGGCTCTAAGCCACAAGCTAACAAGGATGACTTGCGCAAAGTTCGTTCTTATCCAATGGCACGCTTCGCTGTCACTGATGCCATCCTTCCTAAAGACGTACAAGGTAAGAAAATGTACGGTACTCAGGATATGGCTGAAACCGAAGCTGCAGTAATGATGCGTAAAATGGAACGTATCCGCCGTAACTTTGATGTTACCTTGGAAGTTGCTCGTTTCTCTACACTCAGTTCAGGAAACTTATATAGCCCCGGTGGTACTATCGCTGGTAACTTGTTCACTGACTTCGGTATTACTCAGAAATCAGTTGACTTCGTTCTAGGTACAGCCACTACTGATGTTATCAACAAAGTTGAAGAAGTTATTGCACACATGCAGGATAACGCCAACAACGGTGATATTATCTCTGGTGTTATTGCTTACGCTTCACCTGAGTTCTTTGCTAAACTCATCAATCATGCTAAAGTACAGCAAGCCTATCAGTTCTGGAGTTCTACAGAAGCACAAGCTATTCAGCGTAACCGCGCTGGCGGTGGTAACGGTCTATACCGTGAATTCCAATATGGTGGTATCCGCTTTATTGAAGTCCGTACTGTTTTAGCTGGTTCACGTTTGGTGCCTGTCGGGGAAGTTATCTTCGTTCCAACTGGTACACAAGATGTTTTCACCACATTTTATGGGCCGATTGAGCGTATGGATTTCGTTAACACTATTGCAGAGCGTACTTATATGCTCTCAAGCCGTGATCCAAAAGGTATGAGCGTTGATATCGATGCTGAGTCCAATTTCGTTAACCTGATTAAGCGCCCAGCATTGGTTGTTAAAGGTACTACCTCTAACTAAGAAACTAACCTCTTAACTGAGGTTTTCTACTGCAAAGAATTCTCACAAGGAGTTCTTTGTGTTAGAATATAATTTAACTTGCAGTCAGGTTGCAGCCTGATATTACATCCCGAACGAATCCTGCAAGGTTCTTCTGCTTTGTTGAGCAGATAGGGATACCTACTCACCTTAACAACAAAAGGTAACAATGATAAATACTGAAGATTTTATTACAGTAATAGAGGACTCAATTAAGCAACACAAACGTGTTATTGTACGTGAACGAAGAAACGATGAGTGCCAAAGTACACTTCAAGCTGCAGGATTTAACCTGCACATCTATTGGGAACTAGCCTATAAAGTAGTTGGAACCGTTGCTACAATCGTACCTTGCATTTGTTTAAACGATGGTCATATTTCGTACTTTTCAGTTACCCATCTTCGCAAAGGTAAAATTCGCTGCAACGGTTGTCGCGTCGATAAGTACAAGAGATTTGCAGAAGCTAATAATTCAATCTATGTATCACATAGAGCAAATGGTACAACATGTTTAGTTAAAACTAAATGTAAAGTTGATGGGTATATTCGTGAAGTGTCTTCAAGTGAATTATTTGCTAATAACATAACATGTCCTGCATGCTATGAGAACGAATTTAAGAAATTATCCGCAAAGCTGGGCTTTAACTTCTTAGGATTAATTAAAGATTCTAGAAATAACACACGAGTGCTGCTTCAGTGCCCACACGATAATTACTTTCGTAGTGTAGCAACATCTGAAATTTATAGTCAAAAACTAATGTGCAGAATCTGTCAAGTAAAAGAGTACTCGGACAGTTTAGCAACAAAAGGCTGCTCTTATATCAGCCATCACACAGAGACTAGAGGTTCAAGAAAAACAACTTATGTTGATTACTTAACACCTTCTGGTTTAGTTCTAAAAGTAATTGCATCTAATCTGAGAAGAAATAAGTTCGCAATTACTGAGGAAACACATTGGAATCAACAACACTCTGTTTACTGCATACGTACTACTGATATTGCATCTGGTGAAGATTACATAAAAATCGGAACAGCAAACTTTCCAGAGATACGTCTATTGGAGTTTAAACTTCTATATCCAGCCACTACTGAAACATTGGCGTCCTTTGATAACAGAAGTAAAGCAAATAAGTTAGAAAAGTACTTGCACAAATTACTGAAGGATCATAAAGCAAGCCCTCTTGAGGTTGATCACATGATAGGTAAAGTTATTAAAGCAAAGCTGACAGGTAATTGTCTGAGTACAAAAGATGGATGTACAGAGTGGTTTAGAGGCTCAGCGTTAAAAGAATTAGAAGGCTTGGATTACTCCAGCTTTAAATAAATAAAGGACAATACCCTATGGCGCTTAACTTAATTCAAATCATCCGTCTGAACATCCAAGATACTGTCGCTGGTCTGTACATTCTCTCTGACGAAGAAATCGAGTACTTTCTTCAGAAGAACGAGAATAATATTAACCGTACCTCTCTTGATTGTGCTAGAGTTATTCTACTGAATCTCTCTATGCGTAATGATTCCACGGTAGATTCTCTTTCACTTCGATCATCCAAGACTGCAGAGCAGTACCGCCTCTCACTGCAGATGTTCCTACGTGATCCTAATATGAATCCTGTGCTGACTAACTGCCAAGGTTACGCAGGTGGTATCTCCATCTCTGACATGCAAGCTAACGTAGATAACACAGACAATAACTACGCGCGTACTCCTGAGGATATACCTATTAACCCCGTAGTGTACCCCTCGATGTACAGCGCGGATTACTTCCGTATTTAACAAGGATTGAACATGAGTATGCACCTTCAGTTCATCCAATCCGCTAAACAACTGATTTACCCTAATGGTGTAAGTGTAGTATTTACTGCAGTTACTAACCAAGCCTACAACATCGAGACACAGACCGCAGGTACTACTGAAGTTCAAACTACTGTAATCGCTTTCCCTAAAGTGGTGAAGGTATCTCAGTGGAACTATCCGAACTTAGTGAATAAAACCGTAGAAGAGTTCTTGATTGTAGCGACTGATTTAACACAAGCACCAAAGCCCCTAGATAAGCTCACAAGAGGCTCGGATGTATTCACTGTAGATAGTACACGTGAACACGTTGCAGGAGGTTCTGCGGTGATCTACAAGGTTCTAGCATATAAGGGATAACCAATGCTGTCTTTTGATACTACTGCGTTACTCAAGAGCTTACAAGATGCTCACGCTGATGCTAAACGCAGGTTAGAGCAGATGGTACGTGGGTTTGCTTATGAAGTATCTCTACGAGCTATTGAGAATACACCCTTGGGTAATGCTGAAGTCTACGCTAGGTACTACAGAGCACGAGTTGATTTACCACAAGAAGAAGGTATTGCTCGTGGTAACTGGCAGTTCGGATTGGACGATAGTTTTAACCTGCAGCTAATCTCAGGTCAAGATTCAGGTACAGAAGCCTCTAATCTAATCAAGAGTACAAGCGCAGGTTATCGGTTAGGTTCTACCTTCTATATAGCTAATGCTGCGCCTTATATCAGTGATCTAGAAGCAGATAAGAGCTATCAGACAAATGGCCAAGGTATCATGCAGCCAACTATAGCGGATATTACTGGTGCGTATGCTGTGGACTTTCAGTATCATTATACCAAGTAATGCTCCATCATAATAAACAAAGGATAACTGATGTCACCTATTCTACTAGCCAAGAAAGCAGCAGAGCGAAAGCTAAGTACGTTATCTCCTGCGCTACCAACAGCATACGAAGGTGTTAAGTTCATTCCTCCTGCTGGTATGTACTTACGTACTCAATTCACTATTCAACGTCCGGATGATCCTGTGATTGGTGATAAGTACTACCGTGAGCGTATTAGCCTACAGGTATTTGTTGTGGATGTACTGAACACTGGTACAGCTAATGCTTACACAAAAGCAGAAGAGATTAGAACTCTCTTTGAAAAAGGAAGCACTTTCCAAGAGCAAGGAACGAATATATACGTCCTGAGTACACCACAGATTACGGGAGCAGCAGTGGCGAGTGATCGGCTGATTGTACCTGTGATTATTGAGCTAGTGGTTGAGGTGTATAAGGATTGATACGCGGGTTGAGCTTTCGGTTTAGCCTACGTACAAGTAAGAATAAGGTTCTGTTTTAGCTCCTTGTAAAAGCTAAATTACTTTGCAAAGTAAATCAAATAATAGTTAACACTAAGGAAATATACAATGGGAATTGCGACAGGAATTGCTAAACGCCTAGTTATGAAAAAAGAAGTAACATACGGCGTGTTACCCGGTGCAACTGGAGCTAAGACTCTAAACCGCACCACATCAGATTTTAACCTAGAAAAAGAGACGTACCAATCTGAGAACATCTCTGAAAATTATCAGGTGAGTGACCTGCGTCATGGAGTTAAGAGTGTATCAGGTTCTCTGAACGCAGAATTCGTGCCCGGTGCATATAGCGATTTATTTGCTGCAGCATTAGCTAAGAATTTCGTTGTCGGTTCAACCGCCGCTGCTGTGAATTTAACAGTTGCTGCTGCTGGTTCTCTTTATACATTGACCCGTACCACTGGTTCATACATTACAGACGGTATTCGAGTTGGCGATGTTATTCGCATCACTGTCGGAAGTGGTTTAAATGCTGATGTACTTAATAAGAATCTGATTGTTACTAGCCTGACTGCTTTAGTTGCTACAGTATCAGTTCTGAACACAACAGTAATGACAGGAAGCACGTCAGCTTCTGCAACTATTGTTGTACAGGGAAAGAAAACATTTATTCCCCTTACTGGTCACACATCTGATTCCTTTACGTTTGAAGAGTTCTATTCTAACCTCCCAATCAGTGAAGTGTATGTGGGTAACAAGGTTAATACAATTGACGTGACAATGCCTGCATCCGGTATGTCTACTTTGTCTTTTGGAATCATGGGTAAGGACTTAAGTCAGACTGGAACTTCTGCATATTTCACTACCCCTACCGCTGCTAGCACTGCCGGTATTCTCGCAGGTGTGAATGGGCTTGTAGTATTCAATGGTACTCCTGTTGCTCTTATTACTGACGCGTCAATTAACATCAGCCGTAACATCACGAACGCTACTGTGCTCGGTTCTAACAGTATTGCTGAAGCGTTTGATGGTCGTTGTAATGTCGGTGGCTCTTTCAGTCTTTACTTCACAGACGCAACTGCTCGTAATGCTTTTAAAGATGAAACTGAGGTCTCATTGATTTTTGCGTTGACCACAGGTAGTTCTGCTACTGCTGATTTCGTTAGCTTGACTATGGGTCGCTGCAAGATTAACAGCTTCACTAAATCAGACTCTGCTGAGGGTATTACTGCTAGCTGTGACTTCGTTGCTCTTCTGCCAACATCTAACGGCGCTGTTGAGCAGACTACCATCTCAGTTCAGGACTCGCTTGCAGTCTAATAACTAAGTAAATTAACCCCTAGTTCCTTAATTGGTTCTAGGGGTTTTTCTACGCCTATTCAACAGAACCTTGACAAAACAAACCCCCAATGGTAAACTACGTTTAACTACAGTCTAATCCCTGTAGTAACTTATTAATCTGAAAGGAAACAACAATGGCTAAAACTACCCAAGGTCTATTTGACCTGTCTAAAAACGACGTATCTAAATCAGCAGAAGCTGGATATGAATTCCAACTTGTAATGCCCGGTTCTGGAGATGAGACTGGTGCATTCGTAACAGTACGTGGCGAACAATCACCCGTTGTCAAAGCCTTCGCTAAGAAGAAATACAACGAGTACCAGATGCAAGAACAAGCTGCTAAGCGTAAAGGTAAAGAATACTCAATGTCGCTTGAAGATGCCGAAGAAATGAGTATTGAATCCGCAACTAACCGTGTAATCTCTTGGCGCGGTATTGCGAACGAAGGTGCTGAGGTTCCATTCACGAAAGAAGCCTGCGCTACTATCCTCAAAGATCACCCTTGGATTCGTGAACAAGTACTAGAGGAGAGCCAACAGGCTTATAACTTTCGACCCAAGTGATATTGAAGAGTTACTTCTATTCGCTAAACAAGAGTTCAAGCTAGGCTCTGGAAGTAGTAGCCTCCGTGCTCAACTAGAGAACGTACAAAGGCAAACCGGCGTAGCACCCCCTGAGTTACTTGAGCTAAAAGAGCTACCTGAATCAATGCTGCAAATATGGAGTATCTTTATTGACCTCCATAATACTAGAACAGCGGGTATGTCAGGTGCTAACCCAATAGCTTACTCAGAGATACTCGCCTATTACTCCTTGAATAAAGAAGAGCCCGAAGTATGGGAAGTTAAAACAATAAAAAGACTAGACTCGGTTGTACTCCAGTACTACGCTGAGTTACAAGCCAAAGAGCAACAAAAGGCTCAAGCAAAGAATAAGAAGTAAATAATCAATAACAGTTACCCCTTAGTTGTGCCAACGACTACAGGGGTTTTCTTTTGTTTGTATATACGCGATTGTGTATAAGCAAAAGAGATAATACAGGCACTCGCCTTTAATCCAACAGGAGAAACCAATGGATTTAGCTGAACTAAAGTTCAAAGTAAATACTGACGAATTAGCCCTAGCTGCTAAAAAGATTGAAGCATTAGGTACAGCCGTATCTGATCTTAATGCTATCCAAAAGCAAAGCGCAAATATTAACCGTGAAGAAGCAAAAGCATCAAAGGATAAAGTACAGTCTGATACTGCACAAGTACAAGCCAAAAATAAGCTCACAGAAGCAACTGAGAATAGCACCAAGGCGTCTAAAGCGGCAGTTAGTGAAACTGATCGTCTAAATAAACTAACAACTAACCTAGAGAATACCTTTAAGGATTTATCTAAAGGATTTACTCGTGGTGAGTCCTCAGTCCTGAACTTAGCTCGTAGCTTTGGCGCAAGTGCTGAGGGTATTGAGCGCGTAAAAGCTGAGTTAGCTAAGATTGGTACTTTGATTAAAGACCCGTTCGATGCTGCTATTGGATCAGTGCGCTCAATCAATCAAGAGTTCGATAAAGTAACTAATCGCACTAACTTAGCGGCTCAAGGTATTGTACTTACTACTAAACAACTCAGTGAATACAGCCGTGTAGCTACTGAGATTAGTGCTAAGATTCTCTCTGCTGGTCTTGATCCAACTTCAGGTAAAGGAT